CGCCTGGGGCTCATCCGAGTACTGTACGCTCCACCTTTTCGATGGATCGTGTTTCAGTGGCTGGTACTTCGAAAGAAGACTGGACCACTGATCCATTGATCGATCATGGACCTTCCTTGCCCAAATGCTGGTATACTAGCTGAAGAGCGGAGTGGATAGTTTCTATCTGTCGATAGACTCTACCGCGCCAATCCACAGCTTAGTCCCCCCTGTATTTCGGTGAGACGTTAGGCTACGATCAACATTGGGAAGGGTGCAGCTCGGAGACACCACTTTGTCGCGTTCCGCCAAGAGAATCAGAAAGAGGCCTGATGTAGTGGACCTCGCTAACCGTAGTGTTTCATACACACGGCAGGCTCAGCCACGTACTTCAGCTTCTTGCGGAGCAATTTCCGCTCTGACTAGCACCGGCGTGGTTGCTTCTTACGAGCCGTCCATCGAGATTATCGAGGACTATCTCGCGAGTCGCGACCCTGACGGGGAGCTACCTCAGAATCCTGTGTTGCATGTGAAGAGGGTTTCGGCCCTCGCTCCTATGCAGCCTTGGCGTGGTCCTTGTAACGCTCTGTATGTCCCCATGACGGGGCAGCAGACGTTATTAGCAAGTACCGTAGCGGCTTTGTGGTCACCACCTCCTAACTCGTTGGTTCAGCAGCATGCGGTAGAAGCTTTCAACAGCTTCAATACGCAATTCCCAGAAGAGATTAGCATCGCTAATTTCGGTATGGAGTTCACTGAGATCGGGAGCTTAGTGCCCCGGATTCAGTCGAACTTGCTGAAAACTGGCGCGAACGGCTGGTTGTCCTATGAGTTCGGTATCAAACCGCTCGTAGGCGACCTCGAAACGCTCCTCAACTTGTCTGCGAGTGTGAAGGCTCGTTTAGAGTACCTTCGCTCTCGTTACAAGAAACCTACGAAGCTTGGATATCATGCCAAGGATTTCTGGAAACCTTCCAGTTCCGTGGTTAACGTCCAGTACACTTCGTATATGAGGCACGTGTTCACGCTTAAGAGTTATTCGACTGAGTACCGAGCGGGTGGGCGTTTGTTCCACACGCTCGAATACTTGGACGAGACTCTCGGACGAGTTATAGCTTACCTCGGGGCTCTCGGCCTAAACAACCCACTAAAAGTCATATGGAATCGTATTCCGTACAGCTTTGTCGTGGATTGGGTGGTCGATATATCGAGCCTCCTGTCGTACGTTGGCACTCTCCAAGATGTGAGTGGCAACTGGAAACTCAGTCGTTTGCATTCGTCAGTTAAGACGTCTGCGAAGATTGAGGTACAACAGGTCAACCTCCCTTCGTCTTTAGCGACTCCGATGTCGCCTATAACGTTGGGTACGGTTGATGTGGTAACCTATCAAAGGTGGTTGGGTCTTCCGGTGACCTCTGAGTTCCTTGCGGGACTCACGTCACCTAATTCCAGGCAAGTTGCATTGCTTGGCGCGATTGGGTCAGGAAAGACCTGACGCGCCGCGATGCGTAAGGAGTCACTCTCGTGCTCGATCCAAACATCGTTTTGGAAACTGCAGGCGGAACGGACGTCACGCTCAACCTGATCAAATCAGGTGAGAATGGGACGGTTCGTACTGACATCGGTCAGGCGAATGGCAATGCCCGGACACTGTCGATTAGACATTCCCGGCAAGGCAATAAGACTGAAGGATTTAGTCAGCGGCACAACATTCTGGTTAATCACCAGGTGTTGACCTCCGCCGGCGATCTTCGGGCAATCACAGCGTCTCTGACGCTGCAAGTTCCTGAAGATCCCAACGTCGCTTGGTCGCATGTCTATGACGATCTTGCGATCATCTTAGATCTTGTGACCGATGGCGCCCTTGTGGTGCCAATGACGACTGTCAATCTGGCGAGGATTCTCCGAGGCGAAAGCTGAGGGATTAACCTCAGTCAAGCTTTGGAGGATAGGATATGCGCAGAAAGCTACGTGTTCGAGAGATACGTCTACGACGTGTCCCCGGAGCACCAGTGCCTAACCGCTATCGTCCTTACCTTCGCCCAGTAAGTACAGTAACGCGTGGATTACGAGACAAGCACGAGAGGGCCGTGGACGGACCACCATTTAGATGGGCTCCATCAACAGCCACGTCGAGGTTTACCTCGATCTTACGTGTCGCCTGGTCGGCTGCGATCCGTTGGATTGCACAGCACCCTGGTCTATCCGTCGCGATTGCGAGACTTTGCGGTCCCGCGTTGCTACGGAAGGCTTATCATTCCTTACGAAGGCTCTTCCCGCGCTGGGAAAGGCCCTCGATCGAGGATTGGTGAACCAACGCTTCGAGCTCCCAAGAGGGTGGAAACATTCCTCTGAAGAGCGAAGTAGGCCCGCATTTATGCAGGAGTACTTCAAGCGTGTGTTCGGGTGTGACGGCGTCCTCCGGGACGATGCAGAGCCTGCCGCAGTATCCCATCTGCGGCAGGTTCTGTTTGCGACGTACAAGCTAGAGGTACCTTACCAGAAAGAAGAGGAGCAACGAGTAATCGATGCTTTCGTTCAAACTGATAGGTCTCTTGTGCTTGATCGCGGTGATGACAAGCTGCAGCCTCTCCTTGAGGCGGCCGCTTACATCGCGAGAGATGTTCTTAGGGGTTTTGATCCTAAGGATATCTTGCCTCGCCACGGTCCCGGAGCGGTGGCTACTGGTGAGCGCCTTGATGGTAAGTGGGAGTTTTCCCGCTTATATCAAAGCATTCATCAGCAGTACCCCTATTACGACTACTTCGTCGTTGGGGGTCCTCGCGAACTTCTTGATCGATTGGACTGGTACAAATCTTTGCAGCGCTGCGAAAGCGGTACTGCGAAGGTGGTCCTGGTTCCAAAAGATAGTCGGGGTCCGCGATTGATATCCTGTGAACCGCTGGAATACCAGTGGATCCAGCAGGGTCTCGGTCGGAAGCTTAGCTCCCATCTCGAAGGCCATTGGCTCACAGGTGGACGGGTGAACTTCACGCGTCAAGAGATCAATCAGCAACTAGCTCTTTCGTCCTCGATGACGGATGAGTTTGCCACGCTTGATCTTAAAGACGCGTCCGACAGAGTCTCACTCGAGTTAGTACGGGAGGTGTTCCAACACCGTCCTGATGTACTGGCTTGTCTCGAGGCTTGCCGAACTACAGCGACCAAACTGCCGGATGGGCAGATTGTTGAGCTCAGGAAATTTGCGCCCATGGGATCAGCATTATGCTTTCCCGTGGAAGCGTTCGTTTTCTGGTGCTTGATTGTCGCTGCAATTCATGTGGAGAACCCACGTGAGTTCACGAGGTTACCGCACATATACGGAAAGCGTGTGTACGTCTACGGGGACGACATTATTGTCCCTAAAGATGTCGCACACGTCAGCATACAGGCGCTTGAACGTGCTGGCTTACGAGTCAACACGGACAAGTCCTGTATCACAGGGCCTTTCAAGGAGAGTTGTGGCGTAGATGCCTTCAAGGGCATCCAAGTCACTCCGATCCGAGTGAGAACCCTATGGACCGGCCGCCGGTCGGATGGTGCTGCGTACGCGTCGTATGTGGAAACCGCGAATCACTTACGTGATCGTGGCTACACAGACGCATACTCGTTCCTTAAGGATCTGGTAGAGGGAACCTACGGGCGTGTGCCTGTGGGAACTACCACTTCCAGCTATCCTTGTTGGACGATGGACGACCCTTACAAGGTCCAGGAAATTCTCCTGGATTCCTACAAGAGTCGGTTCAACAGCGATTACCAGCGTTTCGAATTCCGTCTTCCGATGGTTAAACCTAGGAAGATTCAAACGGAGCTCGATGGCTGGCAGCGCCTCCTCCGCAACTCTGTTGCGGGGGAGCTGACTGAACCATCCGTGATCGTTGTTCCACGCTCGATTCAAATAAAGCGTGGATGGACACCAGTGTATTAAATCACTGGTAGTGCAGAGGCGTTTGGGATAGGGTTAGCAACCTTCCCCCACTCGTAAAGCGGGGTCTGATCGCAG